TGGCTGCTGCACTTATGATCGCCTGTTTCAGATGGTTTAAGAACATCATCAATGATATGCTGGTTAGCAACAAAACCACAATGAATGAGCTGCTGGAGGAAACGAAAAGCCAAAACCAGATGCTGGCAGACATTTCAGAGGGGTTGCGACCTGAAACACAGCTGCGTATCAAAAACACGTCCAGTATCTACTTTGACTATGCTGTTGAAAAGGTATGCCGTATAATAAAAAAGGTACGTGAGGAAAACCACATTGTGGATAGGGAGGGTACCAGGAAAAAGATCCGTACCCTGCTGATCAACTTGCATGAGGATCGTAATAGCCGTTTCGACTATTACACCTACAGGGGTAAGAGGCTTTCATCATATACCTCTCCTGAATGGCTGGACTGGGTGGCTGATGTTGTGGAGGCTGAGGTTTATTCCGATAAGCAGAACAATGGGAGGAGCTATACCAACGTCCAGGCTGTGTATGATAGGATCAAACTTGACTTTTATCACAAAATGAATAGCTGACATGAGTAAGATTGAAACACTGTGGCCATTTATCCTGAGCTGGGAGGGTGGCTTTGCTAATGTTCCTGGTGATCGTGGAGGAGCCACGAAATACGGTGTCACCATATCAACCTGGAAAGCCCAGGGCTATGATAAGGATGGTGATGGTGACATTGATGTGGATGATCTGAAACTGATCACTCCAGCTGATGCTATGGAGATCTGTAGAAAGAATTTCTGGAATCGCTGGAAAGGTGACAGGATCCTGGATCAGTCTATTGCTAACACCCTGGTAGATTGGGTATGGGGTAGCGGAAAGTACGGTATTACCATTCCTCAGTCCATGCTGGGTGTAAAGGCTGATGGCATTGTGGGTGAAAAGACACTTGCTGCCTTGAACGCACAGGATCCTAAGACGTTCTTTGCTAAGCTCCAGAAAAGGAGAGAGCAATACCTGAGAGATATTTGCGTGAGTAGGCCTGCTAACAAGAAATTCCTGAAAGGATGGCTGAGGAGGCTGAACAGCCTCCAGTACGGATCGCTCACAACTAACACCGTTCCACCTAAAACAATTAAATTCGCATGAAAAAGTATCTGATCATTACGTGCGTGGTGCTGTTTCTTATCAGTGCCTTTCTTGCACAGAGCCTGGTAGAGGCTAACAAAGAGAAAACGAGGCTCCAGGATAACCAGGAGGCTCTGGTTGATAAGGTGAGGCTGTACCAAACAGAGGCTGGGGAAAGTGCTGCCTCTGTGCTCAGGCTACAGCTGACGTACAATGAGCTGGATAAGCACTACCAGGATGTGTGCCAGGAGGCAAAGACGCTGGGGATAAAGCTGAAAAGGCTGCAATCAGTGTCACAGACCGCCACAACTGGTAATATAGAGATCCAGACAGACATCAAAGACAGTATCAGGTATGTGCCAGAGATTCACCTGGTAGATACGCTAAAGACATTCTCCTGGAATGATCCTCCGTGGGCAAAGATCTCTGGAGTAATAGACAGTGGGAAAGTGAATCTATCAGTAAATACAACCGACACAATCATACAGATAGTACACAGAGTGCCTAAGCGTTTCCTGTTTTTCAGGTTTGGTTGCAAGGCTATCAGACAGGAGATCGTAAGCAAGAATCCATATAACAGGATCGTTTACTCTAAGTACATTGAACTGAAAAAATAGCTTTCTGTAGAATTACTATACTGTGGATCCGTGCCAGCCGTGAGGCCAGTGCGGATTATTTTTTACTCAGTAAATTTGGATGATTCAGAAAAAGTATGTATCTTTGCACCACCGATCTGAAACATCGGTGTTGCATTGGCACCCTAATCCAGATCCTGGAGAGGGGTGCTTTTTTTCGCAAAATCAGCAGAAATGCTACAAATATTCTACAAAAAAGTAGAAAAACCTCGTAAGTAACTGAGAATCATGGTATGTAACCAGTCTCTCCTAAGCTCTATCCACATTCAGAGGCAGTGGTATGGTACAGAAAGATTTTTTAGATAGTTAGATATAGCTCTAAGCCCTTGTAGTTCAATGGATAGAACACGGCTCTCCTAAAGCTGAGATATGAGTTCGATTCTCATCGGGGGTACAATTTTCCAAAAATAAACAATCAAAATCCGCAAATTTTGTGTAATTTTGCTGCGGAAAGTTCTACAATAATTCTACAGGCAGCAAAATGGCAACATTCAAGGCAGAGGTGTATGCCCATCAGAAAAAGGCTGATGGCACTTATAACATCAAGATCAGAGTAACGCAAAACCAGCGTAAGAGATACCTGGCTACTCCCTGGTACGTGACAAAGGATGATCTTACCAGATCACTGAAACTGAAAAACCAGAGGTACATTGATATGACTGAGGATCTTATCAGGCAGTACCGCTACAGGTGTGATCAGCTGGGTACCAGGATTAAGGGTATGACCGTTGATGAGGTGGTGGCTTTCATTGAAAAGCCTCTGGAGGAGCACTGGGATCTGGATATTGTCGAGTACACCAGGCAGCATATCAGGAGGCTCCAGGAAACAGGGCATGAGGGTAACGCCCAGACCTACCTGGTGGCTATAAACAGCCTTATCAAGTTCCTGGGTAGGGATAAGGTGAGCATTAAGGAGGTGACTGTTAAGATGCTCAGATCCTGGGCAGACTGGATCCTGGATAAGGGTAGATGCACGAAAGGGTTTGCGCCTCACAACTATCTTTCAAAGCTGAGGGCTATTCATAACATGGCAAAAAAGGAGTTCAATGATGAGGATGCTGGAGTGATCAGGATCCCAAACTCTCCTTTCTCACATATAGATCTGCCAAAGGAGCCAGTGCCAGAGAAAAGGGCTCTTACCCTGAAACAGATGAGAAAGCTGCTGTCTTTGCCCTACATCACCAGTCCATATCCTAACACCAACAGGTACAACTTTGCCCTGGATCTGTTTATACTGAGCTTTGGGCTGGTGGGAATGAATCTGGTGGATATGTACTACTGCGAGGACTGCAAAGGAGGTAGGATTACCTATGAGCGTACCAAAACCAAAAACAGGAGGGCTGATCGTGCCAGGATCTCCATCAAGATCCAGCCTGAGATCCAGGAACTGGTGGATAAGTATAGGGATCCGTCTGGTAAGAGGGTGTTCAAGTTCTACAGGATGTACTCCTCCATGAGCACCATACATAAAGCTATCGGTTATGGCATGAAAAAGATTGCTGAGGATCTGGGGATGGATAAGCTGGATTTCTATTCTGCCAGACACACCTGGGCAACACTGGCACAGAATGATGCTGGAGTGGATAAGTGGACTGTACACACAGCCCTCAACCATGTGGATGATGAGACGAAGATCACAGATACCTATATCAGAAAGAGCTGGGATCCTATAGATAAAGCCAACAGGAAAGTACTTAACCTGGTGAAGATAAAGAGGTGTTTCAAGGATCCAATTTTGCCTAAGCAAAAATAATGTTTTGCCTAAGCAAATTTTGTAAGTATCTAATAATCAGATAGCAAATTTTTCATTTTGCCTAAGCAAAATTTCTAATTTGCCTAAGCAAACGTATTTTGCTTTAATTTTGCTTACCATTTTGCTTACGTTTTGCTTGCACTTTTGCCTAAGCAAAATTAAATTTGCCTAAGCAAAAAAAGCCGTTTGCCTAAGCAAAAATCGTAACTATCTGATAATCAAGACAAATTTTTTTCATTTTGCCTAAGCAAAAAAAGCCGTTTGCCTAAGCAAAATTAAATGTAAGTTATCTGGGGGTATATATATTATATATAATAAGAATAAGAGAAAATATATAAAAGAGAAAGAATGTGTATATGAAATAGGGGTGTGGGGAAAGAACAAAAGAAATGCCCACCTGGTTAAGATGGGCAAATTCTTGATAGTTTTGCAAAATATTGCAAGGATTAGCAAGGATTAGCAAGAAATTATTTCTTCTTTAGTAACATATCATTCTTTTTCCTGTTTCTTGAACATCCTGCCTGATCCTGTCAGTAGCCATTCGGCACTAACACCGTATTCTTTCACCATAGGGCATAACCAGGAAACCTGAAACCATCCTCTATCCAGATCCTTTCTCTGAGCCAGGAAATTTCTCCTGTCTATATCATAGAGCCTACAGTACGTGTTTACGCCTCTGATGTCACCTTTTGCTATGATGGCATCCAGAGCACTGTAGAAACGCTCCATCACGTTCTTTGTAGCCATTGTATTCATTTCGTTTCTATTATTCGTTCCAAATTCTTATCAAAAGTATATTCGACCTCCACCAGCTCAGTAGCACCAAAGGAGTTTTTTGCCCTGTACCTGTGTGATACGCTCCATCCCAGGGTATCATACGGATTTATTCCCTGGCTGATGTAGTATGCTTTGATCTGAGCCAGCTTTGCATTGACACTATCCATCGGAAACTCTCCAGCCTTTGCACGGCTGACAGTCTCAACGAAAGCCTTACTCATTGGAGTAATGATACCAGGCTTACCTATCTCCACGTTCTGGTAGCTGGATGGATCTTTCAGGTGATCCTCCAGGTATCTGTCTATCACCCTTTCGTATTTTTCCTTGCAACCAGTAAGAGCAAGGATAGCCAGTATATATAAAACCTTTCTCATAGCTCTCTAATATCATCCATTAACTGAGTAAACGCCTCCTGGGGCTTTCCTAAGATCTTTGCCTCAGTCTGTGCGCTTGCAATAGCTTTCTTTACCTCCAGGATTCTGCTATGATCCACAATCCCATCTTTCACGATCTGCTTGTATAGCTCGATCACCATTCTGTAGTACCTTTCCATATCAGCTCTTTAGTTTTTCGATTATTGTAATAAGTCTATCCATTTGCTCCTGTGCTTTCTCCGTGAGTTTTCTTTGGGCTGCAAGCTCAACCATGAACTGGTTTACTGTCATATCACTATTAAAGTGATTACCATTTCCTACCTGGTTGTTTACTATAGGGGTGTTAATTTCTGGGTATTTAAGCATTTCACCTATTCCATCAATAAGCCACTCATCAGAGAAAAGACTACCAAAAGCCTTATTGAATTTTCTCAGAAAGCTATCTGTTAAGATGCTTTCCTTTCCATTAAGTGCTGCTGAGATATTGGAGCGAGATTGCCCACTCTTTTTCCCAGCCTCTGTCTGGTTGCGGAATGTACCCATATTCTGTAAATACATATACGCCTTACTGAATCTTTCTGTCTTATCCATAAAACACGTTACAATACAATACTGTCTTAAAAATCGTTAAAATAATACACTTTCTGTCTTAAATGTTTTGGTGGTAATACAATTTGTTGTATATTTGCACTCGAATAAGTAACATTGTGGGCACAAATATACAAAAATATGTTTGTAAAACACAGAAATAATATGTTAAAAATGGCAAAGAGCAAATTTAGAGAAATCTACGATTCACTGCCAGCCAGGGCTGGTAGAGCACCAAAAACGGTGTGGATTGAGCGTCTGGCTAAGATCTGTATGGTATCTGAGCAGACGGTACGCTGCTGGGTATATGGCACCCAAAAGCCAGATGCCCTGAAACTCTCGATTATTTCTAAGGAGCTGGGTGTTCCAGCCGATGAATTATTTTCTTAATCACTTAAATGCAACACCGATTATGAAACAAGTAACCTTTTCAAACGCTATCCAGTGTGCTATAGCAACAGTTTTCGCTATAGCTGCTATCATCACAGGTATTGCTACCAGCACAGGCCATAATGTTTTCTTTGGCTTGATGGCAGCTGTCTTTGCCTGGGTGCTTTTCACCGATGATCAATACGGAGAGAGTGTAAAACAGTACATCCTGAGAAAGAGAGGTAAGTAATGGCTATCACTCTGGAACTCTTTGAACTGAAAACCCTCTGCATGGATATGGCAGAGCTGGGCGTGGCAAATTATATCAGGACACAGGCACCAGCCAAAGACCTTATATCCCAGAGAGAGGCCTACAGGCTGTTTCAGGAACACAGGGTAAAGGAGTGGAGAGCCAGAGGCATGATCAAACCTGAGAGGATGGGGGCTGCAACGAGATCAAAGCTCCTGTATTCCAGGAGTGAGCTGCTTGCACTCGACAAGTCAGAGAGACTTAATCAGTTTATCAATAAATAAATAGTATTTCTATGGGAATTATTCTAAAGAATCTACACCTGGTGAATTTCAAGGGAGCACGTGACGTTGAGCTTTCTTTCAATCCAGGTACCACAATGGTAAGAGGTGACAATGGCACTGGTAAGACCACCGTCTTTGATGCCTTTACGTGGCTGCTGTTCGGTAAGGATAGCACTAACAGATCCGATTCCAATTTCAACATCAAGACACTGGATGCCCAGGGTAATCCTATCCTGAAACAGGAGCACTCTGTGACAGCTATCCTGGATGTTGATGGGAAAGAGCTTAAACTAAAGCGTATGTATCGTGAAAAGTGGGAAAAGCCTACAGGCACCACCACTGAGGTACTGAAAAACCATGAGACGCTTTTCTACGTGAATGATGTTAAGATCCCTACAAAGCGTGAGTATGATGCTAAGATCAGCTCCATCATTCCAGAGAATGTGTTTCGTATGATCACCAACCCTTTCTATTTTCCATCACTGAAACCAGAGGATCAGAAAGAAATGCTCCAGAATATGGCTGGCAACGTCACTGATGAGGATGTGGCACGTCTGAAACCTGAGTATGCTGAGTTTCTGGCTGCTTTGGAGGGTACCACTATCATTGAAAGGGCTAAGGAGATCAAGGCTAAGAAAAGTGCCTGTAACGAGGAGCTTTCTCTGATTCCTACAAAGATAGAGACTGCTGCCAAACTGAAACCAGCCGATGAGGATTGGGATGCCCTGGAGAAAGATCTGGAGGCTAAGAAACAGGAGCTGGAAAAGGTGGATGCTATCCTGGCTAATGACAGATCAGCCCAGAATGCTGAGGTGTACGAAAAGCGTAACTCTCTCCAGACACAGATCAACAGCAAGAAACTGGAGGAGAGCAACCGTAAGAACGCTTTGCGCCTGGAGGCAGACAAAAAGCGTAATGCTGACATCCAGGAGGCTGAGAATGCTGCTGCCTCACAGCGTAATGAGTACACACGTAAGATCAACGATAAGAAAGCTGAACTGATCAAGCGTGAGGGTGAGGTTAAGCTGTCTATTGGCAGTACCTATGAGAATGCCAAAAAGAAAGTGACAGAGCTGGAGGCTAAGATCAAAGCTAAGCAAGATAAGATCAACCGTCTCAAAGGCAATAAGAGTAGCCTGGAGGCTGATGTGCTCGATGCTCAGAAGAATGTGAGTGACACAGAGGCTACCATCAAGGAAAAGGAGAGTGAGATCACTGATCTGCGTGCTGAGTTCCAAAAGATCTATGCTGAGGAGTTTATCATGGATTCTACACAGATGGTTTGTCCTACCTGTAAGCGTCCGCTGGATATGGATGATCTGGAGGCAAAGCGTCAGGAGCTGGAGGCAAATTTCAACAGCCAAAAGGCTGAGAGAATCAAGGCTAACCAGGAAAAGGGTAAGGCTACCAGGGAAAAGCTGGATAACCTCAACACCACCCTGGAGAGACAGCGTAAGACACTCCAGGATAAGGATGATAAGCTGAAACAGGCTGACAGCGATATTACCAACTCTGAGAATGAGCTAACAGAGCTCAACAGGGATCTGGTATCAGCACGTGCAAGTGTTCCTGCTGCTCCTGACTATAACAAAGCCCTCTCTGAGGATGCTGAGTACCAGCGTATCAGTAAGGAGATCCAGACCACCCAGGCAGAGCGTGACAGTATCACAGCTGCTGTTATACCAGCTCCTGACTATCTGGAGATAGAGAAAAAGGATGAGGTACTGATCAGACTGGCAAACGAGATCACAGAACTGCAAAACCAGCTGAGCGTGATCAAGGATCCTGCTGGTGATCAGCCAGAGGCAGATAACTCTGCTGCCAAAGCCGATAAGGAGCGTATCACTGGTGAGATCGCTACCATCAACCAGCGTTTAGGACAAAAGGCTATCCTGGATCGTGCCAATAAGGAGATCAAGGAGCTGGAGGAGCAAAGGGATAAGCTCAATGAGAAAGTGGCAGATCTGGAGAAATGGGAGTTTGACTGCCTCCAGTTCCAGAAAGCTAAGGATGCTGAGCTGCTGAGACGTATCAATGACCTTTTCAAGCTCGTTTCTTTCTCTTTCGTATCGTCACAGCTCAATGGTGGTGAAAAGCTAACCTGTGTATGCACAGTGAACGGTACACCATATCCTGATGTGAATAACGCTGGTAAGATCAACGCTGGCTTGGATATTATCAATGCAATATGCAAGTCCCAGGGCGTGAATGCTCCTATTTTCGTGGATAACGCTGAGAGCGTGAACAATGTGATGGAAACATCCAGCCAGAAGATCCTCCTGTGTGTTACAACTGATAAACAACTTTCAATTCAATAACAACTATGGCAGACAATAAGCAAACCAATGTACCAGCTCCAGCACCAGCAAATGGCGGTGCTGTTGAGCCTAAAGTGAATCCTAAGACGCTGGCACTAAAGAATGTGCTGAATACAGACAGCGTTAAGGAACAGTTCAAGAATGCCCTGGGTAAGAATGCTGACACATTCATTGCCTCAGTGATAGATCTTTTCAACTCAGACAGTAAGCTGAGAGAGTGTAATCCTAACCAGGTGGTTATGGAGGCTCTGAAAGCTGCTGTGCTCCACCTGCCTATCAATAAGTCCCTGGGATTCGCCTATATCATCCCTTACTCTAACAGCTATCCGAAAAAGGATGAGTATGGACGTGACATGATCGGACAGGATGGTAAGAAGATCTGGGAGAAAAAGCTGGAGCCTACTTTCCAGCTGGGCTACAAAGGATATATCCAACTGGCTATGCGTACAGGCCAGTATCGTACCCTCAATGCTGATGTAGTATATGATGGTGAGGTGCGTAAGGTAAGCAAGCTCACAGGAGAGATCGCCTTTGATGGTGAAAAGAAATCCGATAAGGTGATCGGTTATTTCTGCTACTTTGAGCTGCTTAACGGATTTGCTAAGACGCTGTACATGACAGTGGATCAGATGGCTAACCATGCTAAGCGGTACTCTAAGGGGCTGAAAAAGGAGGTTACAGTGGATCAGCTGAAAGCCCTGGCAGATCTGCCAGTATCTACAGACGATAATAAGACAGTAGGCTGGCTGGGTAATTTCCACTCTATGGGTGTTAAGACCGTGGTAAGGAATCTGCTGAGCAAGTTCGGCTACCTGTCTGTAGAAATGCAAACTGCTATCGCTGATGATATGCGTAGCGAGGAGTGGGCTGATGCTACAGAGGTTAAGGATGATCAGAAACAGCTTACAATGAGTAGCGAGGGTGCTGTGCAGATCGGTGAGGCTGCAACAAGCCAACCAGCTCCAGCCAGTGCTCCTAATCCTGGATATTAAAACGTGCTGCTATGACGCTGACAGTATTAGGTAGTTCAAGCAAGGGTAACGGTTACATCCTGGATAATGGCAATGAGGCTCTGATCCTGGAGTGTGGCGTGAACGTCAAAGAGGCTAAGAAAGCCCTAAAGTTCAACATCCGTAAAGTCTCAGGATGTATCGTTACCCACCAGCACAATGATCATGCTGGGCACATAACAAAGTACGCTGATCTTTTCCACACCCTGGCACTGCCTGAGGTATGGATGGCAAAGGGTTACTCTGGTACCCATGCTGTGACAGCGGAAAGTGGTAAGACGTACCAGATGGGCAATTTCCTGGTAATGCCTTTCAATGTGTCACACGATGTACCATGTGTTGGCTATCTGATCCAGCATCCAGATATGGGGCTGATGATGTTTGCTACAGATACCTGTGAGCTTGACTACACCATTCCAGGGCTCAATCATGTACTGATCGAATGTAACTACTCTGTGGATGCCCTCAGACGTGCTATCGAGGAGCACCGTACCGATGAGAGCCAGGTGGCACGTCTGGCAAAGTCACACCTGGAGTTTGCATCAACGAAATCTTTTCTTAGCCGTAATGACCTGTCGAAAGTGGCTGAGGTGGTGCTGATCCACCTGTCAGGAAACAATGCCGATGAGGAGCGTTTTGTGAGCGAGATACAAGCTCTTACAGGTAAGCCCACCTATGCTGCTTTCCCAGGTTTGACAGTTGAGTTAAATAAGCTATAAGAATTATGATTAACGGATTTACAAATGAAACTAAGCCTCTATCTGAGTATGAGCTTAACACGCTCACCCCCCAGATTGTACGTGGACTGTCTATGAAGATCGGCAAAGACCGTGCTATCAAAAACAGTGAGATCTGTGCTAAGATGCGTTTGGCTGGCTATAAGATTGACAATGCCAGGTTGCGCAAAGTGATAAACCATATCAGGGTGAATGCCCTGCTGCCTGGAGTGATCGCTACCTCCGAGGGCTACTACATAGCCACAACGAAAAGGGAAATGGCTGAGTATATAGCATCCCTGGAGAGCCGTGAGGGTGCTATCCACCAGGTAAGTGTTGCACTCAGAAAACAGATGGAGCTGTACGATGAGTAACGCTAAGGTGATCATAGAAAAGGCTAACGGCCTCTTTAACCTGAATAAGCTCTATGTGTGGTTTGTACAGGCTCTGGATGGAATTTACCTGGTAGAGGTTAAGAAAGTGCGTAAGCCCAGATCCAACGATCAGAACGGATGGCTGTGGGGATGTATCTACCCTATGCTGCTGGATGCAATGATAGATGCTGGCTGGGAGTTTACAAGCGTGGAACAGATCCATGAGTTTTTCAAGGCACAGATGACAGCTGATGAGGTTGTGAACAGAGAGACAGGTGAGATCATCAAGTTTCCATCATCAACTGCAAAGATGGACACCGTTACTTTCTCCACCTATTGCGAAAAGCTGAGGCAGTACGCTGATGAGTTCCTGAATGTGAAAATACCTGATCCTGATAAATACTGGATGCTGAGAGCCGATGAAACTAATAGCAAATAATCTGGTATCAGAGCTGATACGGTTGGTGCCAGTGATCATAGACAGCGTACCACCAGGCCAGAGCCTGAGAGTACAGAATGCAATCCGTATCGTGAGAAAGATCATAAAGAAATTGAATACACTAAAAGAATTAGTAAACTAAGTGAATTATGGCAAAAGAAAAAGTACAAAGTGTGCCAGACGTGATGCTGGCAGACACTCCGATGGAGGAGAGAGAACAGATCCTGAGGGATTCATGTGATCAGATCGTGGAAAAGTTCTACACCAGAAAGTTTGGTGAGGATGAGAAGAATGAGAAACGTGCTGAGGCTTGCAATGTGGCTATCCAGATCGGTGAGCTGAATGAGGAGCTGAAAAACTTTACAGCTGACATCAAGGGTAAGCTAAAGCCACTCCAGGAACGCCAGGCTGAGATCCTGGATGAGGTCAAGGCTGGTGGTGAGCAGATCAAGGGTGACACGTTCAAGTTTGTCTTTGAGGAGGCTGGAAAGGTTGGTTTCTATGACACCAACGGACACCTGGTAGAAAGCCGTGATATGACACGTGAGGAGAGACAGCGCACAGTGTTCCAGGCTATCCGTGGAACTGGCACTGAGGGATAAATAACATTCAATAATCAACTTTCAAAATTGTACAACTATGCAAGAAGAAATGACAAACATGGAGAAATCCGTATGTGTAAACATCCAGAACTATACAGGTGAAAAGCCTGTTGAGGTGATCATCCGTAAGGGAGAGGCTGCAAAGGCACCCAATCCACTGCCTACTAAGGAGCCGATTAAGACTAACATTGTTGGTGTGATCTCTACTCCTTTCGACTGGCTGGAAAAGCGTATCAACACCATTGATCAGAAGAAAGCCCACATCCTGGTAAACCGTGAGGATATGAGTATCACCCTGATAACCAATGAGGATGATGAGTATTCAAAGGGTGTTGTGAAAGGCACCGTTGAGTTTACTGAGGTGTTCCTGAAAACAAAGATCAACGATCCTAAGGATGCCTGGATCCCTGATCGCCTGGGACAGTTCCTGCGTCTTAACAGGAGCCTCTTTGAGGATCGTGAGGAGTGCATGAAACTGGTATCTGCCTTAAAGAATTTCACTGCTAAGGCTAACAGTGAGGTGCAAAAGCAGAAAGATCCCAGTGGATCACGTGCTGATGTATTCAAACAGACGGTGGAGAGCAATCTGCCTAAGAGCTTTACACTGAGCCTGGCTATCTTCAAGGGCACTCCTAAGGTACCTATCGTGGTAGAGTTTGATCACTACCTGGCTGATGGTGAATGTTTCCTCCAGCTGGTTTCTCCTGGAGCTAATGAGGCTGTGGAGGCTTACCGTGATAGTTGCATTGATGAGGTGCTGGGTAAGATCCGTGAGATCGCTCCAGAGATCGCTATCATGGAGAAATAATAACACTGTCAATCCCTGGAGGGTGGGGCTCTCCTATCCTCCAGGCTTAAAAACAAGTAGTATGGCTAAGAACAAACAACAGATGATGCCTTTCGACACAGCAGACTGGCTAAGATGCCCAGAGCTGAAAGTGCTGCCTCCAGACATAAGGGGCTTATGGATGGATATGCTATGCTATATGTGGGAGAGCGTGGAGCGTGGCGTGATGGTAAAGCCTAACGGTGACATATACACCCAGGATGAGATTTTGCGTATGCTGGGTAATGATGCCTCTGGATCTGATACCTGGCTGGATCGCCTGATCATTGGAGGCGTGTGTGCTGTGCGTGATGATGGAGCCATCTACAGTAGGAGGATGGTAAGGGACGCTGAGATAAGCCAGAAAAGACGTGAGGCTGGCTTGAAAGGTGGTAGCTCTACAAAGACTAAGGTGTTTGACAGAAAGCCTGTAGAGCGAAAGCCAAAGGTGACAGAGCCAGTGATCCCTCTGGATATTCCAGACACTCCACCACCTCTGACAAAGGAGCAAGCAGAAAAGGCTGCAAAGGCTAAGAAATACAAATATGCTGAGTTTGTCACCCTTACCAGGGATGAGTACGCTAAGCTCTGTGAGGAGTATGGAGAGGATCCTACAAAGCGTATGATTGAGATCCTGGATAATTATAAGGGAGCTAAGGGCAAACGCTATAAGAGTGATTACAGAGCCATCCTTACATGGGTGGTGGATCGTTACAATGAAGAAATAGTAAAGTATGGAGATCAACGGAAAGCAAGTCCAAATGACAACAATGGATGCCCTGAAAATAATCAGGGATCACCAACAGCAGCAGTTCAAGCTGACACAGGAAAGGGCACAGCAGGAGCGACTGAAACACAGAAAGATTACACTGAGAGGTTTTAAGTACAACCTGGAGGATCCTGAGGAATACAGAATACACGCTGGACTGATCAAAGGGATAGGTGATAACTATATGCTGAGGGAGTTTTCTGGCTACCAGATTGATGAGCATAACCAAAAGGTGCTAAAGTTCCTGACGTACTATTTCAACGGATGCAAGCTGGCAGAGAGTGTTTTCCCAGATGAGGATTACAAGATCCACAAAAACATCCTCCTTATCGGAGAGCCAGGAACAGGTAAGACAATGATCATGCAGATCTTTTCAGACTATCTAAGGATCACAGAGAACGAGAATTACTTTCGTAACATCAGCATGACACAGCTAATGAACTATTACAAGATCAACGGCCATATAGACCGCTATACGTTCAATGAGCTGGCAGATCTGAAAGCCTTTGAGGGATCACCTTTCAACGTATGCCTGAATGACCTGGGGCTTATGACTGAGAAACAAAAGAGCTTTGGTACCACACTCACACAGGTTACGGATGAGTTCCTGTTTGCCAGGTATGAGATCTACCAGCAGTACAATAAGCGTTACCACATAACAAGCAATCTAACAGTGAAAGATCTGAAAAGCCGTTTTGAGGATCGCCTGGTGGATCGTTTCAAGAGTTTCAACGTAATAGAATTACACGGTGAAAGCCGTAGAAAATAAACTAAGTAAATATGCAACTGATTTCAGATTGGAATACATTACGTGACAATGCCCACAATACAGCAGTACGTCACGGTTTCTGGGACGATGAGCCCAGTGATGATCATTTTCTCTGTCTTATATCCTCTGAGCTTATGGAGGCTGTGAATGCAGACAGAAAATCGAATAACGGAAACCTCCAGGCAATGGTGGCTATAGTGGATCAACAGGCAGCGTCTGAGTATGGTATCACAGATGATTGGATGAGTTTCTGGTTTAAGACATACTTTGAGGAAAGGGTTAAGGATAGTGTTGGTGATGAGCTGGCAGATGCTATCATCAGGATCCTGGATCTGGCTGGAAAGCACAATATAAACCTGGGTGGCATTATGCTAACGGAAAGTAAGATCTCAAAGGAAAAGAGGTTTACTGAGAATATCCGTACCATTGAAAAGTACCTGTGCCATGATGGGTTTAGTCTGGATGAGAAACTGAATTACGCTAAACAGGAGATATGCACCTTTGCTGAGCTCCTGGGTATCGACATCATAACACACATCAATCTAAAGATGATGTACAACAAAACCAGAATCGTCAAACATGGAAAAAAGTATTGATTATGGCACAGAAAGAACAGAAACGTAAGGTGATAATCACCTTTTCAAAGAAATTCCCTCCAGGCCATCCTAAGGTAGGTGAGCCTACAGGGTTTAGTGATAAGCTGGAGGCTGGCACAAAGATCCACACTATCAGATCCGATGCCAAAGGCTGGTGGGATAAGTGTGCTGAGGCTATCAACTCAGGCAGAAAGTACCTCAGTATGAGAGAGTGGGATGGTAGGCCTTACAACTCCTCACAGACGATCCTGGGAGAGAGGGAAAAGATAGGGCTGCAAACTATCACCATGACCTACTCCAGTGAGGATGAGCTGCCTCAGGCATGGGTGGATGGTAAGAAAGTACCAGTAGAGGAGCTGGCAAAGCATGATGGGCTGAGTGTAGAGGATTTCGTTTCCTGGTTTTTCGGCACTCCTCTCTATAAGGGCAATACCTTTGAGGGTAAGGTGATACAATTAACAGATTTCAGATATTAGACAGTAATTCTATGGAGACTAATGCAACAAAGAGAACGGATCTTTTCTGGATTGATCCGAGAAACATTGACATCCAGGATGGTTTCAATGTAAGACGTGAGTTTGATCTGGATGAGCTCAAAGAACAGATCAAGGCTCAGGGTGTACTTAACCCAATAACAGTGATCCCCTATAAGGTGGATGGTAAGGAGCGTTACAAGCTGGTGGATGGTGAGAGGCGTTACCGTGCAACTATGCTGGCTATCAGTGAGGGTGCTGAGATTCCCTACATCAAGGCTCTCAAAGCTCCAAAGGATGCTAATCCTGAGGATCTGTACATTGAGCAGATGATGAGAAACGAGGGAAAGAAATTCACTGAGTACGAATGTGCCATTATGTTCCAGCGTTTCAAGGATGAGTTTGGCTACAGCCAGGTACAGATAGCTGACAAGTTCAAGAAAAGCCCAGCTTTCATCAGTAAGTGTCTTTCTCTGCTGGATCTGCCATCAGAGCTACAGGAAAAGATCGTGAGTGGTCAGCTGAGTGTCAAGGCTGCAAGGGAGATCGCTGGCAGCTATGAGACAGAACAGGAACAGGTGAAAGCAGCCAGATCAGCCGTTAAGTCAGCACAGAGCGAGGGTAGATCCATTGCAACCAATAAGGAGGTGCTGAATGCCCTGAAAACATCTAAGGAGGCTAAATCTGTAGCGGATGCTTTGCGTACCCTCTGGGCTTACCTGGATGGTGATAACGTGATCGACATTGACCAGATGGCTAAGCTCCTGGATAAGCATGAGAGCCTGAATAAGGCTGTGCGTGAGTATAAATCGCTGAATAAACCTGGTAAATAATGAAGATCCTCAGTTACTACTCCAGGCATGATCCTAACAGTATAGGTAGGGAATATGTGACACCGTGCCCTTACAAGCCTGGTGTTACTATTCTCAGTCCTAAATGCCGTGCCTGTGAGTACTATGATGGTGAATGTATAACGCAACACATGAGATGTAAGTATGAAGATCGAGAATATAGAGAGAGCCCAGAATCTGATAAGAAAGAGAGATGAATTGCAAAAGATTAGTGGGTTATTGGCTGGCGCACATTCAATGATCATTGCTTATGAAACAACCAGTACCAACTCCGATCACGAATCAACATGGGATCCTGAGGTGAAAGCAGCTCTGGCTATGGTAGTAAGTGAACGTGTAGCAGAG